CTAAAATGAGAACCTGAAGAGCCAACACCTACACTATCAGCCAAGGCCTGGGCACTTACAGGATTACTGCCAAAACCAGTCACAACAGCACTAACAGAACGCACGACAACCCCAATAATCTTAACTAACGCATTTACAACTTGGATTGTCGCTATAGCGATAGAATTTAGCCAGTCTATTACCATAGCTACTAACACTACAGGCAAGGCCAGAATGCTTATAATAGTCTCCATAACATCACGTCCTAAACATGTCTACAATCACATACACAACAGCCAGCACCAACGGCAAAAAGAAAAGCAGAGTGATAACAGTATTCCCCTGGTTCACCAGTATAGCCAAATACTGCGCTTCACTCATGACCCAATACCTCCAAGGTATGACACAACCAACCACACACCATAAAGTAAGGCCATGGATACAAACACCAACACAAAACTAAACACCAAAAAATCAACACCAACCAAAGGCAACAACTCCACAGTAGCAGTTTCTAATACGGTTCCCGTATCCATGGCCTCACCTCACTAACGCAGTTTTGCCCTACCAACTACAAGTCGAATAGCCCAAGTCGCACCACCGACCATTAGCAAAATAGGAAGAGCCCAAGCGATGTTCTGACTTAACATAGACGCAACGGACGCCGTGATACTAGGCATGTCCACTAACATTTATACTTTCACCCCCTTTCATTCACTATTTACATCCACTGGGAGCGCCCCCAGTTTGAGACCATTCTTGGAACTTACAAACCCAAACCCTGCCACTTCTTCAGGAGAAAGAATAGAGTACACCTCACCAGTACCCATACCCATAATAGCGACAGAATAACGATAAAGTACACCCTCTTTAACCGGTACTTTCTGTACCGAAACAACAATAATGTCAGCACTTACATGATAAGTGTCTCCCACCTTAACCATCTTTTACTTCACCTCCATGATATTATTATACACCCTGAAACCCAACATAACGCACATCACCTAAATGCATTTTGCCTAAATCAGCCCATACTTCTGACCAATGCACACCTAAATTATACACTTTATGATAAGCCACCGCATACACTTTCGGTAGTATCTCCCAGTAACCATGACGCAACCACTCCCATACCACTTGATTAGCCAACCATGAAGCATGAACCATTTTCTTAAACTCTTTATACCACGGCCAGAACAACCTCAAAAGTGCATAGCTTCCAGTTATACGTGCCCCATCCTGCTTATTTAAGTATTTCTGAATATAATACAAAGCACGGCCTTTATCTTTAACCCCTTCAATATCCACGTTGCCCAAAGTCCAATAACGCTGTACAACATCAACAGGTAAATACCGAAAACCAAACAAAACAACATGATAATGATACACTCCACGCTTCTGTTTTTCACGCACTTTCACATAGTACAGAGTATCATCAAAACCCTGACCACGCAGCCAATACTTTACACCTTTTGCCCACTTATCAAAAGCCCTGCTTAAATCCCTACCACTAATATCTTCACGCACCGTAAACGTAAGAAACAAAGCATGATTAAATAACTCATCACTACAACTACCCAATTGACGCACAATATACCTGGCCTGACTAACCAACTATAACACCCCCAGAAAAATTTTCTCGAGTTTGCGACATATATACCAAGTCCAAAGAACCACAAAAATTTTTCGCCGCGCCTAAATTGTTACCTTTGCCCCCAAAAACGCACGCCGCGGCTTGGAGCATATCCGCAACTGTGGATATGCCCGCGCGCCGCGGCTGTGTACTTGGAGGTGTTACATGCCCCTGAACATCCCATATAAGGGAAGGAACAGCAGGGGCCTGGTTACCCCTGCCGTCCTGTGGGCATCTTGTTTTTTTGCTATGGTCACTCTTCCTAATCATAAGACCCAAACCCGTCCCGACATAACTGGTCATTTATACCCTTCTTATGTTTCAACACAAACCTTACGCATTCGTCAAAGTCTAAAATTCTTTCTTCGTCTTGTTCTCTGCCTGGAATCCAACGCGACACCCTGAACCCTTCAGTAGTTTTTTCAATCTCCCAAAAACACAGGCCATAACGTGACAATGCTTCTAGGTCAGTGTCCATGAAAGTAAATACTTCATAATGCCACATGTCCCGTAAGAACTCCTGAGCATCAATTTTTCTTCTAATCACTTTGCAACACCTCCTAAGTACATTATAACACTTCATAATTCTTTGTCAACTACCTGTACAATGTTCCATTTTTCACCCTGCCGTCTCCACTGTCTGTCAGGTATTGAAGGCCGCACAAAGTCACTACGTGTCACCCAGTAGGATGTGTCAAACTTACTCCAGAACCATTTACGCATATAACCAAACGTACGCCGATTGTTTCTCTGGAGCGAATAATCTACATTGTTATAATAAACATCGTATATAAGAATAGACCCATACCTATGCACTTGGTAAAATATGTTTGTTACCTCCCGGAGTGTCTTATCTACCCTACTACTATCCTGTGCCGTATACAATAGGTCTATGGACATCTTACCAGACTGGGAGAATAAAAAATATAACCCATCAGCCAGATTTTGCCATTGTCTACTGTTTGCATACCATTGAATTTCGTCAATCAGTACGACACTGTGTGGTTTAAGGTAAAACTCAGCCCCCAAACGTTCTACATCCAAAAAATACGCACCTTCTAGCGGTATGTTACAGTACACTGCCCTACCTTTTTTCATCTCACCAAATGCTCGGTAACAGGCCGTATATGTTTTGCCTACACGAGGTAAACCAAAATAACCGTATATCATCCTACCACCATTTTATTATTCCCTTCATAAGACCAATAAAACCGACTACCACGTCCACACCAGTGACAGCTATCCAGGCCGCTATAGGTAATCCAACACCTGGGGGCAACATAGATTTGCTGAAAGCAACAAATTGCGTTATCTTGGAAGTGTCAAAGTTACTTAAACTATCATCAACGGTAACATTCAGCGACTTAACCGCATTCGTAAACACAACTCTTGCGTGGTCAAGGGTCATAGCTATCTCACCTATCCCAGTACTTCCCGTGTTGGTTAAACCTATAACCCAAGATGTTAACCCAGTACCACCAGGTCTGCCAACTGAATCCTCAAAACGACGTACAATTATCTGCCCTGAATAAGCCATACTTTCCCCATTATCAGCACTAACCATAAGCTCCCACTTATACATACCCTCTGACTCTGGTATACCCTCTAACTCACAACCACCTCTACCCTTAACACTCAAAAATGGAGGTTTAGAAGTCCAATTACAAGTATACCCCAAACTCACAGGCACAGCGACAGGATACCACCCACCCCGATACTCCACATCAACGTACCCTGTTTCAGGCATTTCTACAACTCCACCACTCAAAGAATTAGCCACCCTATAGTCGCCCACCCACACGTCACGCAGAAAATACCCATAATGATACTTCAACGCGCCAGGGGCATTCCAATCACAATACCCACCCAAGGTGAATCTAACACAAACACCTCGCTTTACCTTAAACAAAACCAACAAATGTCCACTTCCAACCGTAACCTTATCATCGATTTTGTAATCATCACCACCAATAACAACCTTGCCTACACGATAATAAGCCGGGTTAGGAATAATATTTGAAGTCTCACGCCACCCCGTTTGCCCATACCACGCATAATATACTTTCTCAATATCAACAGGCATCCAAAGGCCAGCGGGATACAAATCGTAGCTAATCTCAATTAAACTTCCTGACGGAGCATGAGAAGGAGCACGAATACCTACCCCCAGACGTAAAAAATCAGGTACAACATCAATATAACCACTTGCAACTTCGTTTTGACGTGTACCCGTATGCACCCAAAACAAATACGTACCAAAACTAAATACACCTGAAGCAGTATAACTATTTGGCACTAACAACTCGCCAGTACATCCATTGTAAAAATTATCACAATAAAAAGTACTATCCGCCCTAACAGGTGAACTCGTAAATGTTAACGGCAAAAGTGTATCACCCACAAAATAATTCTGTAAGTACATTAACGAAGCATAACCACCCGCTCGTTCAGAAGTAGAAACGGCCCATGCTGTATTCGGAACATTAAAAGGAAAATATGGAGCACCTGCAGAACTACCTGGAAAAATAGCACCAGTTATACGCCACGTAGTAGTAGCGTAACTCGTATCAGCACCCCCAAAAAACAACACAAGAACCAAAGCAACACTAACTATTACTACCCGCCGCATGCGTCTTCATCCACCCCACCACGATACCGACAGCACACATAGACATTAACACAACCCACAAACCGCTGGGGACAGCAGACCATACACGTCCAACACCCTCAACAAACACG